GAGTTAGCAAAAGAAAGAGCGATTGAGCTCCTTTCGGGGGATGTCCCTAATGAAAAGCTTATTCTTAGTCAAGGTCTCTCAGATACATACAAAGTTGGGGGTAAGAATGTATCTGTTACGAGTTCTGAGAGTGTGAATATCAACCAGTCACATGTACAAGTTGTCACGAAGATGCGTCAACGAAAGCCAGGGTCTGAACCGCAATCTGGAGATCGTGTTCCGTATTTGCTCACAAAAACGGAAAATCCCAAAGCTAAAGCGTATGAAAAAGCCGAAGATCCAAAGTATGTAGAGGAACATGGCGTACATGTTGACTATCATTATTATTTTGTTAACAAGTTCCTTAACCCTGTCTGTGATCTTCTAGATCCACTGTATGAAAATGTGAAGGAAGAAATCTTTGGTGAAATCATTAATCAACACAAACCAGTAAAACCACCGAAACTCCCATCCCTCAGTGGTATGAAGAAAGACGAGCTCATTGCCGAATGTAAGCGTCTTGGTTTGGAAGAGGTTGGCACTCTCCCGATATTGAGAGGACGCCTTAAGGATGCGAGAATGAAAAAAGAAGAATCCGTTGAAGACCTATTTAAAAATTACGAGCTAACACAAAGTAAGAATGAGCCTCAATGAAAAAATCACAAAGCTTGTTGATGATGAATTGGAAGATAGGGTAAATGCAATTCTCAATGAGTATGCTGAAAAGATTTCAAAAAAGCACGGAATCCCACTTGAACTTTTACTCAAAGAGCTTCCAGAAACATTTACAAGTACAACTTGCAAGGGAACAAAGGCGGGTGGTCATCGGTGTACTTTTAGGGCGGTGTACAATGGCTACTGCCGTCATCATAAAACACAGGGGGAACGAATATGTCAACGATCTTTCTCGAGTTCAAACCTACACAATCACGGACCAGATCAGATGTTTGTGCATGGGTGTCCGGGGTGCGAGTCATCAAAGGAGCTTATAGATTTGAATACCATAGTATAGTAATGAGCAAGAACGACATTCTACTATCATCCATCAACAACTTTTATAACGAAGAGAAGAATCGAACTACACTAATGACTATTTTGGACAAAACGAGTGGCATCTCTCTCCGTAACTTGGAGTGGTTTATCACAAACTACGCAAAGAAGAATCATACATCTTATCAAACTGGGGATGGTAAGTTATTTACGGTACACTGTGCCTATAAATCAAGTCTCAATGGCTACAGTAAACAACTTTTTGATCCATTCTGTCGGTCACAAAAGTTTGGTTACACAGTTCCGGGTACATCTCACGAAATTCAAACGACATTGGCTCAATTGAATTTCATCAAATGGTGTATTAAGAACAACATTATTGATTACATCAGTAATAATAAAGAGAAACTTTTTAATAAGCAATTGACATAAACCCTTTGTCAAAAACAAAGGTTTGATAACCTGTGTAGTACATGTGCAATGAAAATGTCTCTGTATTGATATCAATGACGGATGTATCCATCTTGACTTCAATGTTAGTCTTTTCAGACTGAATCGCACTAAAGTCCAAGTTTCCCGATGGTTCCACATTTACTGGATTTATCGAGAAACTATATGTATAGATATTTCTAATTGGTCTAGACAATCTCTTTTGAAATGGAATTAAATATTTGTAATACGAATGATCTGTTTTTGATACATTTGGAAGTTTGTTTCCATTTATGAAAAAACTCGCCTCCGACATGAGTGGATGGAAGAATGTATTTTCACCTTGAAAATCAAGAGCCGAAGAAAAGTTGAAGCGGTTTTGATAAAGTCGCTGCCCCTCGGTGGCTGGAACTGGATCACCGATTGATTCATCTTCGTTTTCAAATATTGTATTTCGTAGAAACCAATGAATACATTTTACAGGTATATTTGGTACTAGATTGTTTCGTATTATATCCTTACCCAAATCACTCACAATTGTTGGATGTTTACGAACGAGATCCGTAATAAAGACCTGTCTCTGACTCATCAAATAGTTTCTCTCCTCGGGACTCACTGTGATCTCTTCCGTCACAATGTTAAATGAATCAAGTTGAATGGGGTTTGTAACCAAATCTCTGTCCGTAAAGAATGACGCCTTGTGAAACTCAAGTTCAAACTCAATCTTCTGACGGTACACGGAGCAAACTGGAAAGTATGGACGATTTGGTTTATTCGTGTCGTATTCATCACTCGCAAATTTCCGCGAAAAGAAAAAGTGTATTGGGATGACTACATCAGCGTCATATTGCGCTTCATCTTGAAATCCTACGAGAGGTGCGTCGTCAAACCCAAGGTTTCTGTTTACAAGAAATCTATTTGCTACTTTTTCCGATGTTTCTAAATAAAGGTCGTCATAGATAATCCCCCAATCATCATGGATTTTCTCAACTTCTATATCGTCAACATACATCGTAACACTTTTGAGAATATGTCTTCCCAACTGATCCGCATAATTACCATCCGTAGGATTTCTAAGACCTGGCATAGTTATGCTCAACCACATATTGCTCAAAAGATCACCCATATTTCTGGGATGAAACTCAACCTTTAGAGTTTGTCCAAAAGGCCAACCCACCGTGGCATTTCCAGGTCTCACAATGTTCTTGTTTCTGTGATATTTCCTAAAGTCGGAATGTCTCTTGTCGGTCGTATAATTAAAGAACGACTCGTCTGGATCTTTGGAAAGCAAGTATGTGTCTTGCTTCCCAATAGCTTTGAGCGAAATTTTCGCAGCTTCACCCATACCTATCTATTGCCTACATATTTTTAATATCCATTTTCCACATATCAATGTGACTTGTCTTTTTCATAATCTCAAGTTCATCTCTCGCCTGTTTTGCCTCCTTGAGAAGTTCTCTGACACTTTCCTCGGTGTATTGAACCGTCTTGATGTTGAGAAGGTAGTCGTATGTGCCCCCAATTTTGGGGAAGAGTTGGGAGAGTTGTCGTTCAAGGTCATCCCGCTTTCGCTTGAAAACCACAATGTCACCCTCAATGACCATCGTCACAAACTTAGATTTGTAGCCACACATCGTAGCTTTCGTTTGAAGAACTTTGATGAGATGTTCCCGTCTCTTCTTGTAATGATCAAGTCTCAAATCCACAAAGTCCTTTAGGATTTCCTCGGGGGAGTTGTACTTGTATATTCCTTTTGTGGGGTGGAAGAGATGCATGTTTGAAGTGTGGAAACTCTTTCTCAACTTGAGATCCTTGACCAAGTCTTTTCCTGAATAACCCACAATTTCAAAATCCACATCATCTGTTGTGGAATTGTTTGTAAAGTTTGTAATCACCTTCTTTTCCATGAGAGTATCCAAATACTCTTTGTAATCCTGAGTCCACCGTCCAGGTGGAAGTTCGGTAATCTTGAGTCGTGACCCGGTGTCATGCCAAATACCCTCGGCAATCCACGAACCACTTTCATCCTCCTTGAAAATCTTACCTTTGAAACCTTTGAACCACGGCCGCATTTGAGTAAAACCATGACCTTCAAGTGCTTTTTGAATGTTATCCTTGATATCCTTTGGATTGAATGGAGGCACATAACAACTGAAACCCGTACCGATACCCTCTGTACCGTTCACGAGAACCATGGGGAGTGTTGGCATGTAGAAGTCTGGCTCAATGGGGCGACCATCGTCATCCAAATAGTTGAGAATTGGATCATCTCTCGGATCAAAGATCTTTCGGGCATCTTTTGTGAGCTTTGTAAAGATATACCTCGTTTGAGACGCATCCTTACCACCCATGAGACGCGTACCAAACTGACCACACGGCTCAAGAAGATTGATATTGTTTGAACCCATGTAGTCATTCGCCAACTTGACAATCGTGTCCGCGAGAGAGACTTCACCGTGGTGGTACGCACTCTTCTCTGCGACAAATGCCGCCAACTGCGCCACTTTCATCTCATCCTTGAGATTCTTGTGGAAGCATGCGTACATAACCTTGCGTTGCGAAGGCTTGAGACCATCCGCCATGTGCGCGATAGAACGCTTCAAGTCCGCCAAACTGAAGTTGACGAGGTCCTTGTGTACAAAGTTTGAGATGCTCAAGTTCCTTACATTTCCATACGGAACTTCCAATTCTTTTGGATCTTTTGCCGTACTCTCAAGAAGCCAAGACTTTCGGTCATCCGCCTTCTTCTTGTCAAAAGCGAGGACAATTGACCTATCAGACATGATATCCATGTCAAACTTCACAGTGAGATCTTGAATCTTCTTGAAGTATTCCCGAGCTTCGGCACTCGTGCTCGTACCGAGACCCTTATAGTATTTGATTTTCCATCCAGGTTGCCCGTTTCCATACCAAGATCTAAATGTAGAATCTGTGTAGAATGACTTGGATTGAGAACCTTTGGATGCCTTGATAATTGGTGTCACCATGGACACAACAAAACCCAACTTGAGAAGACTTGGCCAGAAGTAGTGAATCATATTGAGAATGAGACCCTTGATGTGGGAACCGTCGTTATCGGCATCCGTCATGATCATGAGACGACCATACCGAAGCTCGGAAACATCTTGATAGTCCTTACCCTGTTGAAGACCCAAGATCTTCTTGAGATCGTTGAACTCTTGGTTTGATGTGAGCTGTGTGACAGAGGCATCGCGAACATTCTTACACTTCCCACGAAGAGGGAAGACACCGTAGTGATCACGACCAACGACGGAGAGACCCGCGACTGCGAGAGTCTTCGCTGAGTCACCCTCGGTGACGATGAGCGTACATTTTCCAGATTGTGCCGTACCCGCCTTGTTCGCATCATCCAATTTGGGAATACCAGTAATTTTGGACTTTCGCGTACCGTCAGATTTTGAGAGTTCCTTCATCTCCTTAAACTTTGAGAGTGCCGTGAGTTCATCTTGAATACCAGTCTTGAGAGCGTTCTTTACGAAACTTTTAGGTGGTTCAAACTTACTCCCAAAGTCTTGAGCCTTTGAAGTGCATTCAGACTTGACCTGGCTTGAAAAGGTTGGATTCTCAATAGTTGCCTTGACAAAGATGTTAAAAGTATTCTTTACTTGTTGAGGCTTCAACTTAATCTTCTTCGCCATTTCCTCAATGATACCCGACGCGAGAAGTGATGCCACATGATCCACATGCGTTCCACCTTTTGTCGTAGAAATACCATTTACAAAAGAGACTTGTTCAAGTCCATTCTCTGATGGACCGATACAGACTGACCAACGATCGGTTGTTACCGAACACACATCTTTTACACCTTCGTGCATCTTGGCGTAAGCTTCGAAGGAAGTCTTTGGAAGAACTTCTCCTTGAAACTTCACTTTGCAGTTTGGGGTCGTACAGATGTTTGCATCCCACACACGCTTTTCAAAGATCTTGTAAATGTTAGCATCCATCTTTTTCATACCAAATCTACGCCAATCAGGGGTAAATGTAATTGAAACCGAAGAAGTTGAACCACTGTGTTTCGTGATCTTCGGTGGATGGCATACAGTCATATTCTTCTCCCACTTTTGAGTATATGTCTGTTTCGCTTCGTGATCCTTGATCACAATTGAAAACTCCGACGAGTAGATATTAGTCAATTTGGCGCCATAGCCATTACGACCACCTACAATACGCTTCTTTGTGTCGTCGTAGTTTGTACTCGTGAGAAGATGACCAAAAGTGAGTTCGGGATTCCACACACCCTCCTTTTCGTGCATGCGCACACCGATACCACCGAGAGGACCATTATTCTCAATGGTAACAGCACCAGTCTCTTTGTCTATCCCCGCCGAGATGCTTGTAACACTCTTCGGATGTACAGAGTTTCGGTCGATTGCATTGACAAGAATTTCGTCAAATATTTTGAGCAAAGCTGGTGAATAATTGATATTCTTCTTTTTGAATTGATTGTCAGTTTTGTGAAGAAGCCAGTACGGTTCAGAGCTGACATCCACTGGACCAACATATGAATCGGG